TGGAACTGAAATCGTTGGTGCAGGTGTAACATCTTTTAACGAACAGTTAAGTGCTACACAATCAATCACAGAGGTTGACGTAAACTTTAATAACAGTGCCGGTAATTATCACATATTTGTTCCAAATATCACGGCTGCGATTGCTAGTAAAAACTTATATGCTTTTGCTACTACAGCAGTAAACGCTGATATAACTGCGGGTAGATTCACAGTTGAATTAGAATACTCAGTATATTAATGAATATTTGTAAACTAATATCCTTACTCCTCATGATTGTGAGGAGTGAGATTAATTTAATTTTAATTAGGAGAGAAAAATGGCTGATGCAGTAACTTCACAAATTATTGGTGATACTGAGGGTTGTAAAGACATTCTCGTAAAAATTACAAACATATCTGATGGCTCTGGTGAAAGTGCAGTAACTAAAGTTGATGTCTCTGCATTAGCAAAAAATGCAGGTTATCAAAAAGGTGAATCTTGCTCAAGAGTTGCAATACAAGAAATATATTATGATATATTTGGTATGCGTGTAGATTTATTGTGGAATGCAAGTTCAAATGTTATTTGTAAAGTATTAGGTGCTAATGGTGCTTTATCTTCACAAGGATACATGGATTTTAGAGACTTTGGTGGATTAACTAATAATGCAGGTTCTGGTGTAAATGGTGATTTACTATTAACCACTACAGGACACACAAGTGGAGACCACTATACAATTATTTTAAAATTATCAAAAACATATTAATATTATGGCTACCTCTGGAACTAGAACCTTTACTCTTGCTGTTGACGAAATAATTGAAGATGCTTACGCCCGTATTGGTGGGGAACCACAAACAGGTAAAGAATCTTCAGTAGGAAGAAGACAATTAAATTTATTATTACAAGAGTGGAGTAATAGAAATATCCAACTTTGGACTGTTACAGAATCAACACAAACTTTAACGGCAAACACTGCTAGTTATACGTTAAACAGTCATACAGTAGATATTACAGAGGCAGTTATACAAAAAACAAATTCAGATTCTACAGTTACTGACTTTGAATTAGAAAGAATTAGTAGAGACGATTATTTAAAAATACCAAACAAAGCAGATACTGGAAGACCATCTCAATATTTTTTAGATAAACAATTAACTCCAAAAGTATTTCTTTATCCTACACCAGATTCTGCTGATGTTTTTAAGTTTAATGAAAGAAGAAGAGTAGAAGATATTACGGCAGCAACAGAAAATGTTGATATACCAGATAGATTTTTACCATGTGCTGTAAGTGGATTAGCTTATTATTTAGCTTTGCGTAGACCACAAATAGAAATACAAAGAAGACAAGAACTTAAAATGTTATATGAAGAAGAGCTAAGAAGAGCTATGGAAGATAACAGAGAAAAAGTTGATATGATTATTAAACCAGATTTAAGGTATAATATATAATGCCTTTTGCAACTGGTAAGTATGCGAAAGCTATATCCGATAGAAGCGGTATGGAATTCCCATATAATGAAATGGTTAAAGAGTGGAATGGCTCTTTTGTTCATAGGTCAGAGTTTGAGGCAAAACATCCTCAACTTGAACCAAGAAAACAAAAACCAGATGCACAAGCATTAAAAGATGCAAGGGGCCCAGTAAAACTTAAACCAACTGAACAAATAGAAAATGGAGCAGTAAGTCCTTTATTAGCAACACTTGGTGTAACAAGTGCAGATAGAAAAATAACATCTACTTTTAAATCTGCAAATGCAACACCTCTAGTCAGTACCTTGACTTTAAGCGTAAGTTTAGGTAATGAGTCTGTGAGTGTCAGCTAACAAAATAGAATTATTTGTAGGAACACCTTGTTATGGTGGTATGCTTACTGAAGATTATCTTCATGGAGTTTTAGAATTACAAAACTTTTGTTTAGAAAATAAAATAGGTTTAAATATACAAACTCTTGGACAAGAGTCATTAATAACAAGAGCTAGAAATACTTTAGTAGCTAACTTTTTAGATAATGAAAAGTTTACACACTTATTATTTATAGATGCAGATATTGGATTTAGTCCAGATAATTTAAAAAGATACTTTGAATATGACAAAGATATTATCTGTGCTCCTTATCCAATGAAATTAATTAGTTGGAACATGATGCCAGAACTAATTAAGAATGAAAAAGATTATCAAAATTTGTGTCATCCTTATGTTTTAAATTTTGCAAACAAAGGTGAAATAAAAATAGATAAAGGTTTTGCAGAAGTATTAGACGCTGCAACAGGTTTCATGTTAATTAAAAGAGAGTGTTTAATTAAAATGAAAGAAGCATATGAAGATTTAAAATATGTTTCAGACCAAATATTAAATGGAAAAGAATTTAATTCAGAAAACACATACTTGTTTTTTGATACAATGAAAGATGATGACGGAAGATATTTATCAGAAGATTACGCCTTCTCAAGAAGATGGCAAAAACTTGGAGGAAAAATCTACGCAGACATTGGGTCAACACTTACCCATGTCGGGCCGTATAGATACACAGGACACCTCTGGAAACATTTTAACATCGAAAAAAGTTAAAAATGTAGTTGTGCCTGTAAAAGGTTTACAATTCAAGATAACAAAGGGGTAGTATGGCAGATGTAGTTGTAAAGCCAATTAAGATGGCAATTATAAGAAATCCAAAAAAAGGATACATAAGAACTCCTTCTCCAGAAGAAGTAAAAAAATACGAAGAGCGAGAAGAAAGATTAAAAAAAGAAGGTAAAAAATAATGGCTGATGACGCAACTATAACTTTAAAAGCAACTTTATTGCCAGATGAGATAGCAAAAGTAATTAGTGGCTCTATGATTGTGACACCAGATGATGCAAATGATAAGTGGTATTACAAACTTACAAGTGTAACAACTACAAGTGCTGATTTAATTGCAGGTAATTTTTTAGATTACACAGCAGTTGACCAAGATACAGCACCAACAGCAGTTGCTACAGCAGACAAAGTAAAGTTTTTATTTGTAAAAAACACAAGCACATCTGATGGTATTGTAATTTCAATAGATGCAGGAACAGCAGCATTTAATTTAGGAGATGGTATTTTTGTTGGGCCAGAACAATCTTGGTTTTGCAGATTACCTAACACAACAGTAGCAGATATACATGCAATTAGTGCAGATATTGGCGATGCAGGTGATGCTAGTGCAAATGTAATAGTGGCAGCACTAATAGATGATGTAGGTTAATTATGGCAACAATGACATTTAGTAGTCTCACGCAAGACATAAAAGATTGGATGGAAAATGATGGAACAGAATTTTCTAATGAAACATCAAACTTTATTTCTTTAGCAGAGCAAAGAATAGCAAGAGATGTTGACCCTTATGCTTTTCATGAAGCAGCTAATTCATCTTTTAATGTTGGAGATAGATTTGTAAGTAAACCCGTAGATGCAAAAATTATATTTCATTTTTTATTAATTGATTCTGATTCAAAAAGAGTGTTTTTAGAAAAAAGAACTGACGAATTTATTTATGATTATTGGCCTAATTCATCATCAACTGGAACACCTAAATATTGGGCAAATTATTCTGATACTGGTATTTTAGTTGCCCCTACACCAAGTGCTGCATTAAGTGTTGAAATGACATATTCAAGAAGACTTGCAGAGCTCTCTAGCACTAACACAACAAACTGGTTAACAGAAAACGCACAAGATTTACTTCTATATGGTTGTTTAATGGAAGCATCTACTTTTACAAAAAGCAGAGAAGACTACGCAATTTATACACAAAGATATAAAGAAGCAGTAGAGGCAGTAAACAATCAAGCAAGAAGAAGAAGACGAGATGACTTCACAGCACCCGCTAATGTTATGGGTGAGAATTATTTAAAACAAATGAGTACATAGGAGATACAAATGGCAATTACGCAAACTTTAACAAATGTTTTTAAACAAGATTGTCTAGATGGAGCACAAAATTTAGGTAATGGAGGGGATACAATTAAAATAGCTTTGTATACTTCAAGTGCCTCATTAAGTGCAACAACATCAGCTTACACAACTTCTAATGAAGTTAGTGGGACTGGTTATACAGCAGGTGGTGCAACCTTATCTAGTCAAGCAGTGTCGTTAGACACATCAAACAGTGTTGCTTTTTTTGATGCAGCAGACCCAAGTTTTACATCGGCTACTATTACTGCAAGAGGTGCTTTAATTTATAATAATAGCAAATCAAACGCAGCAATAGCAGTTTTAGATTTTGGTTCTGATTTTTCATCATCAAACGGAACTTTTCAAATACAGTTTCCAACAGCAGCACACAATACAGCTTTAATTAGGATTAGCTAATGGCTTCGGGCACTGGTGGATGGAATGCAGGTGCATATGGAGATGATGGTTGGGATGATGGTATCCTGCTTACAGAAACAGGAATTGCAGCAACACTAGCTTTAGGTACTGAGCAAGCATCTGGTGGTGCAACAATTAACCAAGTTGGTTATGATAATTTAAGAATAAGTGTTGCAGATTTATCTGCAAATATAACAGGAACTGCAACTGTAAATACTGTGTCTGGTATTACAGGAACAAGTTCTCAAGGAACAGTAAAATTATGGTCTCTTATAGATACTACATCTGGAGGAGATGAAACATGGACAAGAGGAGTAGCAAATTAAATGTCAGACTTTACACAATTAGGTTTTGTTAAACAAACCGATGGAGAAAATGTAGGAACATGGGGTGAAGTTTTAAATGATTCACTTATTGATTTACTAGATGACGCTATTGGCGGATATGTAGAAGTAAGTGTTGCATCTGGTAATGTTACTTTAGCTTTTGCCGATGGTACAGCAGGAAATAATGGTAGACACGCAGTAATAAAATTTACTGGTTCTCCGGGAACAACACGCACTGTAACATTTCCTAACAAACAAAAAACATATTATATTAATAATGGTTCTGACAGTTCAGTAATTTGTACAGCAGGAACTGGGGCACAAACAGTAACAGTAGCAACTGGATTAAAAGATATTATTTACATTGATGGCAGCGATGAAATACACAGTATCTTACAAGATGGTGCTGTTAGTGAAAAAATAATATCATCTCAAACTGCAATATCTTCTGGAATTGATACTTCTAATGACCAATTATTATTAAGAGACAACAGTGCAACTGCACTTAAAAAAGTTTCTATTGCAAGTATTTTTAGTAGTGTTGGTGGTTTAACAGATTTATCTGGTGACTCTTCTCCACAACTAGGTGGCAATCTTGATATGAATGGTAACGACATAGTTACCACCTCTAATGCAAACATAGATTTATTACCTAATGGAACTGGTAAAGTTATCATGGATGGTAATGGAAGTTCTGGTGGTATATCAGTATCTGATGGATTAATAGACATTAGAACAGGTACTGGTAATGTTGCAAAAGTAAAATTCTATTGTGAGTCATCTAATGCTCACGCACAAACATTACAAGCAGCACCTCACTCAGCAGGCAGTAGTGCAGTTTTAGTTTTACCTACAGCTTCTGGAAACTTAGTAGGAACTGGAGATTCTGGAACTGTAACAAATGCTATGCTTGCAGGTTCTATTGCAGACAGTAAATTATCTACAATATCTACAGCAGGTAAAGTAGACATAGGTGCTTTAGAAATAGATGGAGCAACAGACATAGGTGCAGATTTAGCTGATGCTGACCTTTTCATCGTAGATGATGGAGGTGGCGGAACAGAAAGAAAAACTGCTGCATCAAGAATTTTAACTTATGTACAACAAGCAGGTACTTTTCCTTTAACAGGTTTAGATATAGATGGCGGCACAGATATTGGTGCTGCATTAGCAGACGCAGATTTAATAATTGTAGACGATGGTGCAGGTGGCACAAATAGAAAAGCTACATTAACAAGACTTAAAACATATTTAACTAGTGCAGGCTTCTCGACTGAAGACCCTACAGCATTAGCAATAGCTTTAGGATAATAGGAGGATAAATGGCTAATACTTTTAAAGTAGTAACAAAAGCAGGTGTTACCAGTGCCGATGATATCTACACAGTAGCAGGTTCTACAACAACAGTAGTTCTTGGTGTTATGGTAGGTAATACAACGACTAGTCAAATAACTGCAACAGTTACTTTGAGTTCAGACACCT